TGACGCCGGAGAAGCCGAGGCTCGGGCCGAGATTGGAAATGTCCTCGCGCTGCAAGCCGGGAATCGCGGTGCCGCCTTTGCCAAGCTCCTGCCTGCGTTCCGCCGCCTTCTTGCGCGACCGCTCGATCAGCGTGTCTTTCCAGTCGCGCTCGGCATACGGCTGATCGCCTTCCATCGTCGCGGCAAGCGCGCCGGGAAGATGATGCGTGGCGGTATCGACGATCTGCTGGCCGATGAATCCCGCGGTGTCGAGCAAGCCGGTGTCACGCGTTGCGCCTCTGGCATCCTGCCCACCGGGCACGATCCAGTCGTCGGGCCCGTCGTTTAGTTTGGGGGAATTTGTTGGCGGCGTGATCCAGTCATCGACGCCCATATCGGCGAGGCTCATCAGATGTCACGCAACCTGGTGGTGGGGCCGTATAGGCGGTCCATCATGTAGCCCTGGGAATCGATGGTGTTTTGATCGGGCGGCAACGGGCGGAAGTCGCCGGCGCTGAAAGTTGCGCCACTCGGCGCGCGCCACATATTGCGGCGAGCGCTGTAGGCCGACCCGGGTGGGACGTCAGGAAGTGGCCCGATGCTGAGAGCTGGCGGCACGGCGCTTCGATCGGAGGTGTAGGGAAATGCGTCCGGCGCCGGCACGATCCAATCGTCATCATCCGGCGGCAGCTGCGGCCATCGCATCATTGCGCGGGCCTGCCGGCCTCATCGAACAACTGACCATCCGGCGATCGCCACATCTTCCGCGAAGGACTGAAAGCCGAGCCTGCCGGAACGCTTGCGGGTTGCGCCGGTGTTTGTCCGTAGCGAGGCGCACGCGGTTGCTGAGGAGTGGCCGGCGCCGGTGCTGCGGGATTCGCGGGCTGCGCCGTTCCCGCCTGACCGATGAACTGCATCGCCTTGGTGGTGATCTCTTCGGCCTTTTCGGGATTGCCGAAGGTGGAGCGCAGCGCGTTGTTATAGATTTGCGTGCGCATCAGCATGGGGTTGGAACGCGACTGCCGGACCATCTCCCATGCGGCTTGTGCATTCGGGGCCACCTTGTTCGCCACCAGCCATTCAGCGATCGCCACATCGGCGGGCTTCTGCGTCTGCTCAGTGGTCGAGATTTCTGGCACGCTTGGCGCACCGGTAACACCGTAAACCGCAGTCGGATCGTTGACCGGCTGGCCTGCCGCACGCCGCTCGGCCATATCCTTGATGAAGCCTTGGATGAAAGCCTGCTGATCGCGTGGCCGATTGGGATAGAGTTCCTGCGAATGTTTTGCGGCCCTGGTCACCGCGGCGCGCACTTCGCCATTATTAAGAACCTCCTGGGGAATCTCTTGGCCGTACTGGCTTGCGACCTCGACAGCGGCTTCAGTTTGCCCCGCATTTAGCAGATCGAGCGATTTGTAGAAGCCCTGCATCTCCGCAGAGACCGCGCCGGCATTGGCGCCACGCACGCGAGCATCAGCGCTCCTCTCCCCGACGTCGGCATTGACGGCATTCAGGCGCGATCCGCTCCGCGCATTCTCGATCGTATAAGGCACGGTGCCGACGGCCACGTCGGCATTCGCCTCTCCAGTCCGCGCGGAATTCTGAGCGTTCTGCACGGTGTAAGGCGCTGTCTGCCGCGCAACGTCGGCATTGGTTCCGGCGAGGCTTGCCGAAGATTGGGCTTGCGACACTCTTGGCTGCACCGTGCGCACCGCGACGTCGGCATTGGCGCGCGCGGTGTCCGCATTGGCATTTATCGTGCGCAGCCGCGTTGGCGCGCCCGCAAACTGCTCCGCATTCTGGACGATCTGCCCCTCGATGGCGAGGTCGGCCGCTTGCTGTTGCTGCGCGACGGCCTGCCCGCGGCGGAACGCCTCCATCGCGGGATTTTCGTCGATGAAACGGAGGTCTGATGGCATAAGTTGTCCTCAGCGTATTCCTAGGGATTTTTCGATCTTGCTCAAGCGATCGGCATAGCGGCTCTCGCGGCCTTCGGTGGCGATCAAAGAGCCAATGTCGCCGAGCGCGCGGCCGGTGAGCGTGCCGTTGGCGATGTCGGCTTGCGCGTCGTAGAGCCCGCCCTTCGTGAGCGCCTCGCCCGTGACCTTGCCGATGGCCGTGCCGGTGCTGGCTTGGTTGGTCGCGATCCCGGTCGCTGCGCCGGTGGACGCGCCGTACATTGTCCGCGCCGCGTTGTCGGCACGCGCGCGGTTGTTATCGAGAGCGGTGTTGGTGAAATCGCTTTCCGCCCTGCGGAAGAGCGCCGCCGCCGCGCGGCCCGAGCCGGCAAAGGGAGACGAGTGAATGGTATTGGTGACGTTGCGGCGCAGATCGTCGAGCTGGACTTGCTGCGCCGGAGTAAGATCGCCGGGCTCCGCCACCACCCGGCGCAAATAGCTGACGGCCGGCGCCGACTCCGTGCGCAGATCGCGGAGCGTGGCTTGCGCGTCCTCACTACCTTGCCGGATGGCATCGGCGGTGATCTGCGCGCCTTGCACCTGCGCGGCGCGTGCTTTCTGCGCCGCGCGCGCGTTGGCGTCCGACGCAATATAGGTCCCCGCCAACGTCAGCAGTGCCGGCGCGATCAGATTCCACATGACTGTTGACCGTTAAAATCGACCGAGAGTGGTGGTGGGGCGCCGAGCGGCCGAGACTTCGGCCGCTCGCGGCTGCGGTTGCTGTTGTGCCTCGCCGTCCTGCATCATATCGGCGACGGTGCCCGCATGGATCATGTCGATCATGAACCCAACTTCGGGGATGACTTTTTTCAGAGCGGCTGCGGCCTGCGGCGAAATGCCGGCCTGCAATGCCTGTCCATCCTGCGGCGTGAGCTTGTCGATGCGCCGCAACAGCTCCATCTGCATCGGGTTGTTTTTATCAATGAGGCCAGCAACCTCGGGCGGTATCTGGTCTTGCTGTAGTCCCGGCCCTGCCGGCGGCGGTGCGTTGTACGGCAGCGGTTGCCCGGTTCTCGGATCAATTGGCATGGTCAGCCTCTCTGTTTTTCGTAGTCGTCGCCCACCAGCATGTCGTGCGACACGGCCTGGTCGAGCAGCATGAAATAATTGTGGTGCGGCGTGGTGCGCGTGAAGCCGACGCGCGCAAGCGTCCGGTCGATCATCATGTTCTCGGTCGCCGACCAGACGAGCTTGCAGCCGGCGTGCCGCGCCAAATCGAGCGCGCCGCGCACCGCCAGCTTGATCGCCGGCAGGCTCACGCCTGCGCGCAAGGCCGGAGCGCACACCGGAAACGCGAGATAAGCTGCCGTGGTCCCGGTGCAGAGATAGACGAAGCAGGCCGCGATCGGACGGCCGTCACGCGTGACAATTACTCCGGTCGGCGGCAGCGCGTCACTCGGAAGGCATTTGGCATCGGCCTGCGCCCGCCACCACGACGCGATCAGCGCGTAGTGTTTCGAGGCTTCGTAGGGCTCAAGCCGCAGCGGCGTGCGGATCACGTTGCCAGCCACCGTCGAGAATGAACTGAACGTTGAGCAAGCGACGATTGCGCTCTTTCGCCGCGTTTAGCCGGGCCAGGCGACCGTCGGCGCCGATGTCTTCGTCCATCTCGGCGAGGTCGGCGCAGATGTAGTTCTCGCACACCAGCAGATGCTGCTCGGTGACAACCGGATAGACCACCGCGCCACCATCAACTGCCTTGGCCTTGGCCGAATCCTTCACCCGCAGCCATTTGCCATCCTCAAACACCGCATGGCGGCCGTTGACCACCGTCCCGCGATATTCGTAGAGGTCAGTTGCCATCACCTTGCCGGCGCCGATCACGGCGCCGCCCAGGAGCGCGCGATCCCCAAAATCCAAATTCTCGATCGCTTTCAACGAGCCGTCCTCCATGCGGATCATGGTGCCGGCGACGTGGCAGAACATCGAGCCAAGGAACGACCCGGCGATGCCGCCGATCGGCCCGCCGACCGCAGTACCGATATAGAAACCGACGGCAGAGCCCGCGGCGGCCGGCAAATATTCCTTCGGTTTCTGTCCAGTGAGCGCGCCAACAACGGCGGTGCCAATGCCGGCGCCGGCTGCGCCGCCGAGCGTGCTTGAGCCCGCCAAGGTTCCAAACTCGGCGGCGGGCGCAGTGCTGCCGAGCGGGACGGTGGATGAACCACCGCTGATGAGGTTCTTCGTGGCCTCGCCCAGGTGCGAGATCGTACCCTCGAGGGCTTCGCCGAAACCAGCACCGGCTCCGACCTGCGAGCCGACTTGTGCACCGACATAGGGTGCCGTAACGCCGAGCGCGGCTTTCCCGAGGTTCGGCGCAGGGGGCGTATCCGCACCGATCGTGCCGAGCCGCGTGCCCGGCTTCGCCGGCTCCGGCACCACGTTGCCCTTGACGGTGCCTTGCGCAGCGTCGGAGCGCGATGCCGGAATCATGTTGCCGGTGGTCGGATCGCTCGCGCCGCCGATGAATTGGGGCGCGCGCGTTTCGGTGTAGCGGGTCGGCTCGATGTCGCCGGACGGTTGTAAGGGAACTTGGATAGCCATTTGTTACGCCTCGTGTCTTTTACGGGAACAGGCCGTGAGCCAAAAGAGCGTTGATTGCGCGATTGGCGGTGTCTTGCGAACGGGCGATGCTGGTGTTTGACGGATCGGGCAGGTTGTTGGCGTTGAACGTGCCGGCATTGGCCTGGAAGGCCGGATCGAGCAGGCCGCTCTCGACGACGGTCGCCTGGTAAAACGTCCACAGCCAGTCCAGTAGCATCTGCACGTCGGTCGCGGGGTCGCCGGTCGGGCGCGGCGGCGGCGGAACGATGGCATTGGGGCCTTGTGCCATGTTCAGTGTCCTATCGGTTCGACCAGCGCCTCGGCGCTGACGAGATCAATGCGGCAGTTGTCGGCCGAGGAGATTTCCCATTGAAAGGTCGAACCGTTGCCGAAGCTGCCGAACGTAATGAAAGGATTGCGGTCACCAGCCTTACCGAGACTGCGGGTGATCCAGGGTCCGAACGGCCGGCCATTGCGGCTGCAGTGCACCCGGATGCTTGGTGCGGTCGATGAAGTGCCGATGCCGCGCTTGACGCGCAGGCGGAAGTTCTTGATCTGAAGATCGGTGAGCTCGGCCACATGCGCCGTGCGGATGAGCCAGCGTTGCAGCTCGCTGCCGTGAGCATAGGTGTCGGCGCTTAATTCGTAGATTTTGCCCTCGCCGCCGACGAAGACCTTGTTCCATATCGTCCAGTGCGACCAACCCGGCCAGCGCGTCGGCACGCCGACCCCGGCATCCCATCCGTACAGCGTGGCCGCCTTCTTGGCGCGATAGTCGTAGAGGATGGTCAATCCCTTAGTGCCGTAGGGATTGGTCGCGTGCGGCGCCTGCAGCAGCATGAATTTCTGACCGATAATGTGCAGCGGCCGGTCGGGAAAGCCTCCCATCCAGGCATCGCTCCAGTCATCGACCGCTTCCAGCAAGGCCCCGATCTCGGCGGAAGCCGCGAGCGACGTCTGTCCGGAGAAGCGCACGAGTTCGGTCAGCGCGTTGATCGTCCACATCGCGTTGTCGGCAAACAGCATCACATAGGGAAACTTCACGCCTTCGCCGACAGCCCACCGCTTGAAGAACGGCAAATCGCCGGTCGGCAGCCGCTCGAATTGCTCGATCGACTTTTCGCCCCCGAGCATCAGCTCGCGAAATGGCGTCACCATCAGCGAGTTGATGTTGTCGGGATTGCCGTCGGCGGCGAAGGTGTCGAGCGGGTCCCATTGCGTGGGTTGCCCGGCCGGAGAATGAACGAACCGCCCGGAATTGATTTCGGTCGCGATCAGGTAACCGTCGATCCATCCGACGTGGGTCGAAAGCGGCGCGCGCTCGCTGAGCAACTCCGTCTGCGCTTGCCGCAGCCGCACGATCGGCCCGCCCGCCGCCATGAACAGCTCGCCGCGATCGTTGGCGGCGAAGATCGTGCGCCGCCCGCCTGACACCGGCACAGCCGTCACATTGGTGACGTTGTAGCTGCGATCGAGACGGTAGACTTGGCCTTTGCTGGTCGCGGCGATCATGTCGCCGTCGAGTTCGTTGAGATAGACGCGCCCGTTGTCGGGAAGCGTTGCGCGTTCGATCAGGCCGGGGAATCGGGTATGCCCGCCCAATTCATTGATGAAGCCGTTTTCGATCGCGGTGTGATGACCGATCACGGCATCTGCGTCGAGATTGGCAAACAGCGCCTTATCGAGCGGAAGCGGAACCCATCTCTCGGCCATTTAACTCGACCGCACTTCCACGTCGACCGTCCATTCGACGGTTTGGCTGGTATCGCCGGTCACGCGCAGCTCGATCTCAGGGCCGTTGGCGGCGAAGGTCACGTCCCAATTCACATTTGTCTCCTGGTCGGCGCGGATCCTGGTCACCGCGCCGGCCACCGCGGTTGCGCCTTCAACGACCGCGCCGTTGGCTAAGGCTGCTCCGGTAGCGCCATCGGATAGCGCCTCGTTGTCGACGAAGGTGCCGACCACATCTTGCAGCGTGAGCGTACCGGTTGCGCCGCCGTCCGCGTCGGCGGTAATGCGCGCCGTGGCTCCACTGGTTGCGCCGGTGAGCACATTGCCCAGCGTGAAGTTCCCGGTCTGTGTGTCGTAGGCGAACGTCGAGCCGGCGCGACGGGCCGATGTTGCGATATGATAGTAGCCGTCGTTGGTGCCGTTCCTCTGACGCCCGATCACCTTGGCTTCGAGATAGACGCGCTGGCCGGAGGCCAAGGCGATCGCCCATGCCTTGGTCGCGCTGTTGCCGGTGGTGACGCCGGTCGATGCGCCCTGATCGCCGCTCTTGCGGCGCGTCCAGGCGGTGGCGGTGCCGGCAAAAGTGACGCCGGTGATTTCACGGCAATCCTCGGCCAGGATATTGTGCGACGGCGTGGTGAAGGTGAAGGCCACGCTTTCCAGGTCAACGCGCCGGAATATTGTACTCTCCAGATTGCCGGCAAGGACGACGGTGCCGTTCTTCATCGAGCCGCCGGCGATCTCTAGCCCGATCACCGTGTTCGAGGTGGTCAATGGGCTGCCGTCAGCCACATTCAGATTCGCGGTATTGCCCTCCCACCAGCAATCCCACAGCGCGGTTTTGCGGGCGCCGACGATCTTGACCGCGGTGCCGGTGTTGGTATCGAAGCCGACGCCGCGCAAAACCTGATGGGTGCATTGCTGATCGACGTTCTTGAATTCCACACCGAAGCCGGTGCAGGTCTCGATCTTGCCGCCGGTCCAGAGGTTAAAGCGGAGTTGCGCGCCGGAACTGGCGCTATCGCCGTGCGCCTTGTAGCCGTTGACGCAATTGGCGATGTAAAGCTCGCTCCAGTAGAGACCCTTGCCGCCGCGGCAATGAACGCCGGTTTCGAACCGCTTGATCTCCACGTCGTCGAAGACGATCTGATCCTTGTTGGCGGAATAGACACCAACCGAGCTGCCAACCAGCGACACGCCGTCAAGCGTCAAGCGGGACAGGCCCGCCCGAGCCCCGCCGATGGTCACCACATTTGTCGCCTGGCTCGATTGCAGCGTGCTCGCGCCCCGTGCCTGTCCCCGCAGCACCACGCCAAGCGGGATGGTGAACGAGGTATGAGCGAACGTGCCCTCGGGAAGCATGACAAGGCCGCCGCCGCGCGCGCCCGCGACACCTAACGCGGCGACGATGGTGGCGTTGTTGGTCGAGGCGGAAGCGCCAACCCCGCCGACGGCGATAAAGTCGCCATAGTCCCGCACGTCGATGGCGCGCGCGAGATGATCCTCGATCTCGATGTCTTTGGTCCCGCCCGCGGAACGGGCGGTAGCCTTCGAAGCATCTTGTCCGGCCAGCGTGGTCAGCGGCGGCCGAATGACGCCGGTGCGGTCGATCGAGTTGATTAGAAGCTCATAAGGCACGCCAACATAGCGCGGCGCGCTCAAGCGGCCGTGGGACGCGCCGTCAATGATGCGCTCGCTCAGTGTGAGCGGGTTGGCGGCGGCGGCGCTGAGATTCTCGTCCGAGAAGATGTCCGCCAGCACATTGGTGCCGGCGCGGTACACCGACACGGTAGCGAGGCCGTAGCCTGGCCGCCAGGTATCGAAGTCGGCAATGCGGATGGAGGTCATGGGCTATTTCGTTGGCTGTTCCACGCAGGCGGGGTCTTGCGCGCCGCGCTGACCCGCCAGCATGAGGCCGCGGGCGACGTCCTCGTACCAGCACACAAGCCGCGCGCCGCAACGGTCCTTGTCGTCGGCCGACCGCTTCAGCGCCGAGATCAGGGCGAAAAGTTCACGCTTGCTGGTCTTGCCTTCCGGCGGCGGCGGGACCTGGCGCTGAAAGCAAACCTTCAGATCAGCGTTGACGGGCGGCAGGTCGATCGCGCTGTCGTTGAAGGGGACCGGTCCAGAGCCCGCGCAGCCGGCGAGTGTCGTCAGCGCTAAAACACTGGCCATCCACGATGAGGAGTTGCAGGGCATTGGCTTTTCCTTCTGCTTCCGCACGCTGGCGCTCGGCCGCGGCGGCGCGGTCCTGGTCGTTTTTGGCTGCGGAGTTAAGTTGCTTGAAGCGGTCTTCCAGCGTGGCAATCCTTTTATCCTTGGCCTCGCTCAATGCCTTGTAATGCGCGGCATCCGAGAATTTGCTGCTCGCGCGCCAGCCGAGGGTGCCACCAAGCCCGAAGGCGACGACACTGGCGATGGCGATACCTTTCAGGCCGAAGCTAAATCCCAACATCAGACGCCATCCTCCATTAGGTGCTTGCGCCGGCGGAACCAAGTGAAGACGCAGAGCCCGACCACGCCGATCGTGACCGCGGCGATGAACAGAGGGTCACCGATCACGGTGAAAATCACCTTGCCGATGGAAATCGCTTGCGGCGCGCGATAGGCAATATCGCTCGCGGTATCGACCACGCTGCCGCCGCGCTCGATCAGATCGGTGATGCTGTCGACGGAGGGCGCGCTTGTCACCGTCGGCGCACTCGGCTCATCCAGCGCGACTTTGGCGATGGCGGTGGCGCCGGTTCCAGCCGCGACGGTGCCTTTGAGGATTTCCCCATTGCCAATGGATGATTGCGCCATGGCCTTTGGCGGTGCCGGCGGCTCGATCGCCTGCGGCATCGGATCGGGCTCCGGCCCCTCGTCCCCGGCGCCGGCTGCCGCCGGCGCTGTGGCGTCCGGCTTGCCGTCATAGTCCTTGTCGGCAATCCCCTGCGCCAGCAGCATTTCGGAAGCGCGCCGGCGCGTCAGGCCGCGGATGGAAACCTTCTGGCCGGTTTTTGGATCGGTGATCTTGTCCCAGCGCAGAAACTCGCGCGCCGCGCCCTCGTAGTCGCTGCGGTTGAGCTTCTTCAGCAGCGTGGATCCCGCCAGCGCGCCGGCGCCGACGTTGTAGGTGAAGTCCACCAGGGCGTCGAACGCGCCCTGGGTAAGCGGGACCGTGACCAGGCGGCGCACCTCCGCCTCGAACTGCGCCATGTCCGAAACAAATTCAGCATCGCATTCCGCCCGCGTCCAGATGGCGTTGCTGTCGAACTTGCGTCCGTGATGGTTGGTATGGCCCCAGCCGATGGTGAGCACGCCGGCTGGACACAGATAAGGCTTGTAGCGGCCATCAGGCGTGCGCTTCAGACAATTCTCGAACGACTTGGTGAAGCGCGCGCCGGCCGGAGACTGCGAGAGGTTTTCGTTCATTCAAGCCCCCTTGATTGATCGACAGAAATACAAAGGCCGCCCGGATCGAGCGGCTGGATGCAGCGTCCCTTGCGTGATGCAGAGGTCGGTGTCAGCAGTCCTGGCCGTCGTGCAACGGCTCGCCCAGCTCTTTGAGCGCTTCGTACAGCGCCTTCCTGTCCACGCTGCCGTCCTCACGCAGAACCTTATCGACGCAGTGGTCGGCGAGCCGCATCTCGGGAGTGACGCAGATCGGCCGCATGGTGCAGGGCTGCAACGGGCGGTGCGCCTCGCCCACCGCCTCCTCGGCCCGCACCAAGGCCCGATTAGCGGCGCGCTGCCGGTCTTCCTTGGCCTCGCGCTCCTCCGGCGTCTTGCTCGGCTTGCCGGCCTCGCTGTTGGCGGCGCCAAGCTCCTGCTGCGCCGCGCGCAGGCTGGCCTGAGCCGCGCGCAGCGCCGCCCAGGCTTCGCCGATCGCGCGGCGGGTCTCTTCATCCCGATACCACTCGATCTGGAACACCACCTCGCGGGTGACGCGGTTGCACCGCTCGTTGTTGATCACGGCATAGGCCCCGGCCTGCGGGCCGAGACCGTTAATATCAATCGCTTTCGAGACCGACATGCTGGAACTCCTTCAGGTTGGTTGTGTCAGGTGTCTAGAAAGGCCCGCGACGGCGGCAACGCGCCGCGGCAGGGCGGCGGTCAGCGGCGAGACGCGGTTTCGCAAATCCAAGGAAAAAGCTGCCCGGCGATCACGCCCGCCATTTCCTTCTGCTTCGCAGCATCGAGGTGCACGCCATCACCGGGCGGGTATCGCCGCTCCATTTTGTCCAGGTAGTAGCGGTGCGCGTCGAAGAAGCGCCATTCGGCATTCAGGTGCCCATCAAGCGCGGATCGCGATCTGGCAATCAGTTCCTCA